CTAGCAAAGTTTTTGTTTATTATTTTTGTAGCAAAGTCAAGATAAAATTCATCACGAGATATATCTAAATCTTCTATAACATCTAAAAATACATCTGGGGTATCTTTAAAAATTACTGCTAATTTATTCAAAGCTTCTGTATTACGAACTGTCTCTCCACTTGCTCCTTCTGTAGTAAATTCAAAATCTTTTAAAGCTTCTTCAATCCTTGGTTTAATAATTTTATTTATTTTCTTTTCTTTAAAAGTATCGTAATTATTTTCAGCAGTAATCATACGAGACATCATCTTATTCCAATCTTCGCCAAGATATTTCATTAAGGTATCCTGAACTACTGTGCCATCTTCTAGTGTTATCTTTGGTCCTACTTTTACTTGACCAATAACATTTTTGAAATTTCTTACTGCAACAACTCCGCTTTTGTTTTTCTTTAAATTAATATCAAATATGACTTCTGCTAGATGCAAAGCATTTTTTGTCATACCTGTAGGACTAACAGTAGAAGTAGCTCCTAATGAATCTAAAAGTGTTACTTCTTCATTGATAGCTTTTATAGCTAAATTTAGTTTTGATTCAGGATTAGTAACATCTATATCATCTAATTTATTAAAATCTATTGTTGAAAAGTTTGCTAAAACTGTATCTGTAAAACTGCTGTTCTGTAAATTAGAAACAAATTCTTGATTATTTTTTTCTTGATTAACGTATGCTTTTGAAACTGCTTTAGCTGCTTCTGGCATAAAATAATTATTAACAAATTCAGGTCTAATACCTTTTAAATCAGCTCTGTTTTCTGCATTAAAGTCATTAATAGAAGTTTTAAATTCATCTGAATTGACATCAAATTCTCTTAAAGGTACTTGTCTTACACTTCCATCATCACCTTCTACTTCAATTAATTTGTTGTTTAAATAATTAGTTAACTTACCTTCTTGTGATAAACCATGATTTATTGCTAATCGTTTTTCAATACCAGCTCTAACAAATAAATTTTTACTTAATACATTTTTTGCTACACCTTTATCTTGTGTTTTTAAAGCATCTGTAATTTCCTTAAGTCTTTCAGGGTTAGCCATCAAAACTTCTAGTTCACCTTGTAATACTCCTTTTTGTTTTTCTTCTTCAATAACATTACCTAAATATCTTTGAAGGTCTGGATTATTATTTTTTAAAGCTCTTGCAACACCCATTATTCCTGTCTCTGGTAAAACCGATACAGGATTAAAATAGGTATTAACAGCTTGATCGTAAATGTTTGTAGCTGCTGTGCTTTTAAAACTGTCTGTCATAATTTATGCAATTTTAGTAGCTGCGGTAAAACTGTTTAGACCACCTACACCTATTTGTAACACCGTTTCAGCTAGAGTGGGTATTTGATTATATGCTTCATTTATATTACTTTGTATTTGATTTCCACGATCCATTAATGTTGCTTCCGTTGCATCAATCTTTCTTAGATATTGCCTTCTATAAGACTCCATAGTTTGATTTATTGATTCGTTAAAGTTGGCTCCTTGTAATCCTTGATCTCTTAGCAGTAGTGCAACAGTAGTACCAGATTGTTCTGAAGCTCTTATAGATGACATAGCCTGTAAAGTTCTTATATTGTTAGCAAATTTATTTTGTGCTTCTGCTTTTTCTTTAGCTTCTTTTTGTTCAGCTAAAGCCATTTGTTGTTGTCTCTTATCATTCTCAGCATTTTTAAAAGCTATCTGTCCTTGTTGTGCTACTTGTTTAGCTTTTGATCTGGCAGCCATACTACCAGCTACAGCATTAGCTACAGTAAGACCCAAGCCTATGTTAAATGCTGTTGCAGCTTTAGTAGCTCCGAATATAGCAGCACCAACACACATTTAGGCTATCCTCAAAAATTCGTAAAAGGGTTTTTGTTCTTTACCAAACTCTTTGTGATAATTTACAAAAGTAAATCCAAGAGCTTTTAACCATTTTATAGCAGAACTGTTTTCTGCATATACATAATTATAAAGCATTTTATAAGACTCAAGTAGATTATCAACCCATACTTTGCCTTGTCTTATTAATTGTATTCTATATTTTTTATTAGAATATAAATCATCTGTAGCAACACACCATATACACCCATCTTTTATAACACCACATAATCCTATTGGTTGGTCGTTATCATCAGCAATAGCCATATTTATTTCACTACCTAAAAAGGTATAACTCAAAGCTTCTTCTGGGTCTAAACCTGTTTGATATTTTGCTTCTATTTTATCAATAACTCTCATATTGCTTACAACATATTTAAAGTCTTTTAAAGTTGCTTTTCTTAAATATCCCATTTACATTCTTCTACTCTTCATGTGAAATATTCCTTCGTATTCTGCACTAGCAATTCGTGTTGGCAAGAATGTGCTGTTCTTTATATCAATATCAACTCTATCTGATTTACTCATAACAGGTACTTTAAAAGTTCCAGTATCTAAATTTATTTCACCAATAACACTAGAGTTAGAACCTAGTAACCTACCACTAAACTTATGAATACTTGTATCTCTATTTTCAGGAGTTACTTCTACTTGAAAAAAAGATGAATCTTCATATTTGATATAGAAATGATGTATTTGTAATCTGCCACTTAACAGTTCACTTGCTCCTTGTTGTCCAGTTAATCTTTGCTTACTAAACCTATAGTGCATTTCGAAAGGTTCACCAATAATAAATTTACTATTTCTATAATCACCGTTAATAGTTATTGTGCTTGTACTGCCATCTGTAGCATTTGCAGTTTGTAAGACTTGTCCAGACTTCAATGTTTTTGTATTGCCTTGTGTATCTACAAAAGTGCTTGTTTCGTTAGATGCTAAATACCTACCTACTACTGTCATCTTTTTTCTTAGTCGATATGGCACAGTAAATGTAGTCACATCAGTACCAGAGTTATATGCAACAGATACACCTGTAGTTGCTTCAGTTACTTTATGGTCTAAATAAAATTCAAATTCAGAGTTAGGTTCTCTAAAATCTGTTTCAAATGGTATTTTTTCTAGAGTAACTTTATTATCTTCTTCTATTACTGCAAACAAATCAGTACCAATAAAATCAATATTTAAAAATTTTCTACTTGAATTTATTGTAAAAGTAAACCAAGCATTTAAAACTTTAGAAAAATTCTCACCATATAACCATCTGTTTAAATACAACTTATTAGGATTATCTGAACCTAGCAAAACCAATACATCTTGGTTATTAGATACAGCCATTTTAAAAATATTACTTGGTATAAGTTTTGGTACATGAATTGTTGTGTTAGCTGCATCTTTAATCTGACTATCACCTTGAGTTATATATTCTCGAATACCAGCGAAAGAACCTTTTTTAGTAAGAAAATAAATTGAACTACCAGAACCAACAGGTGCAGCAGCAGCACTACTTTCAAATTCCGTTGCTACAAGCACGTTAGCTGATTTTGGTGTAAGGTTATCGGCTGAACTTGTTAAGGTAAATTGCGTTTGTTCACTAAATAAAATCAACCTTTCACCCATAGTTACTGCGTGTTTTAAGATTGCAACTTTTGTATGTGAAGCAGCAACATCTATAGGTTCACTATCTAAAACAGATATAACTGTTTCTGGAAAGAAATTAAAAAACTTAGATACTTCAGAAAGAATTACATTATCACCTGCTAAGAAGCCTAACCTGTTTCTAAAAAAGAAAACATTATTTATATTTCTACCAATAAAAGAAGGGTCAGGTGCAGACTCAAGATCACCAGCAGTACGTTCACCCCATTTAGGTAAGGTATAGCTTGCTGTTGTACCACCAACAGTAACGCTATAAGTATCTCCATCTACTCTTGCAAATCTAAAATTACCATCTGCCTGACGTACTAAAACGTGTGGCATTTTATCGTAATCAAATTTAAAAGGTATGCCATCTTCAACAGTTTCTTCCCATTGACCTTCTTCAAAAGTACCACCATTATTAGTAACAAATTTTACATAGTAGTTATCAAAGTTTGTATCTTCATCACCTTTTACTTCTACTACATAACCGTTAGGTGAAACTGTAGGGAGGTCAGTAAACCTTTGTACTGAGTCTTTTATTATTGTCATCTTTGTATCACCTTGAGTATCACTACCATCTATAGAAAAATTAGACCCATCATTTTTTTTGATATGTAGTACTGGTCCATTTCTTGCTATCGTAAAACCACTTAATCCAGAATCAAGACCAGACTTTATATCAGCAGCTACGGTATCAGTTGATAGCGGATTATCGCCAGAAGTATTATCTGTAACCGTAACTCCATCAACCGTAACTGTATAAGTTGTATTTGCTACAGCTTGATTTATAAATACAATAGCTTGCGTATCTGTGCCAGCAGACAAGGTAGAATCCATGGCTGTTATGATTCCTGTATTCACAACAAAAGTAAAGTCAGCAATAGTTACTGTTTTAATTACGGTTCTAGGGTCTGAAGTATTTAAGTATGTCGTGCCATCAGGTTTGTTTACAGTTTTTTCTGTACCATCTAACTCAAAAACTTTGACATTCCCATTACTAAATATTGCTACATACTGTTCAGTTGTATCTCTATTTATAGTTTGTATATGAACATTACCTAAAGGACTACTAGATAATGATGTCAAATAATTCAGTCCAGACCTTTTAGTAAGACCTAGAACTGGATTACTGTCTGCATTATCTTGTATGTCTGCGTGATCTGCCTGTTTTAAAGAGTCAGAAGATTGCGATACACCTCTTAATAAAGTAGGTATAGCTCTTGAAATTAGTGGCATAGCTATCTAATAAGTCCATTTGCAGGGCTGTAAGTGCCGAATACAGTTGTTAATGAAGGGTCTCCTCTCAACATATTGTGATCTCCATTAGCTAAATCTGTTTCTGTTAATGTTACTCTTGCTCTTATTTCATCTTCTTTTGTATATGTTCTTAGCCCTTGGTCACTAACAAGTCTATCTACAAAAATTCTTGCAGCTCTAATATTGATATAACTTCTTGCTTGTTCTGGTATTTCATCAAAATCTCTGAAGTAAACAACAGTACAAATTAAATCTTCATCAAACTCAAAAGTATTTTTTAACCTGTCATATAATTTTAAACCTCTTTGTATTGGGTCTATATCTGGGTGTTGATGTATGTTTGCATCAATCCTTAAAACATTAACAGGTAGAACAATTTGTTTAGAAGCATTTCGAGTAAGGGTAACATCTATCTCGGTGTTAAAACTCCAACCTTCAGCTTGTACCGATTTGTTTATTTCTACTAAGGTTGATTGAGCAATTACTACATCTACAGGTAGTGAGCCTGTAAGTGTGTTTACAGGTGCTTCTCCTATGGCAGCCAACATTATGTTGATTGCTTCAAGTTCTGTGGTCGCAGCTACAGCCATGATTTAATACTTTTTTATTTTAAGTGAATCCCTCCCACCCTTTTTCTTTTTCTTTTTTTTCTTCTTTGTTGAATAATACATGAGTATAAAAAAAGGGTATCTAATAATAAGATACCCTAAAAATTGAAATTAAGAAGCAGATAGCTTAATAGTAGCTGCACATTCTGGTCTTAGGATTCCATGACCAAGAGCATATTTAGCAACCATTAAGGTTCCTTGATACATAATTCCGTAGTCAGAACCAGAAATTTCAGTTGTCATATCCATTAGTTTTACTGTACCAACAGCAGACTTATGGAATACTAAACCGATTGTCTTACTATCGTCACCTGAGTAAGTATTGTTTGCACCACTTGGGTTAGAACTTACGTTACTCTGAGGTACGTTGTTAGACATCATTACAGGAATACCAGCAACCTGTTGTACTCTACCAGAAGCAAACGAACCGTTACCTTGTGGGTTAAAGTCAACGTCTACAGTTCTAGTAGCAGATTCAGCAAGCTTATAATATTCAGCAGGCGGTAATACACAAAAACGATCTGTTGGAGGTATATCCCTCTCGTCAAATGTTTGTGCAATATCATAGATAGCTGCTGCTATCTCGTCACCTGTGACATCAGAAGAAGCTGTATTACCATTAGCAAGTGTCAATACAAGACCACCATTACCACCACTAAGGTTAGTAGAAGCACGACTCGCATTAGCTATTTGCTTGGCTACGTTTTGATCGTATGTACGAGCAAGTGCCTTGCCTAATTCATCAGCGTAAGTTGCTCTTACGTCATAATGATTCTTAAGTTCGTCAATGTTAGCAACGAAACTTTGTGCAATTAGAAGATCATCAATGTTGATAATCTTTTCATTTGCCTTGATTTGGTTTGCTCCAACTAGAGGAGTTCCTACTGTATGGTATGCAGCAGTAGCAGTTCCTAATACAGGAAACTGTGCTGACTTACCACTTGTGATAGTACGAACTGAATGAAGTTGCTCGTTGAAGATATTGTTTCTAGCAAAAGCAGTTAGAACTTCTCCTGAAAAAACTTTCAGAAATAAAGCATCAAACGCTGTACCAGAGTTATTAACCAAACCAAGGCGTGATACTGTGGCGTTAGCCATAGAAAACTCCTTGATTAAATTTACATTTGATTAAAAACTTTCATTCACTTTCGTCTATTTTTTCACAAGTGTTATCTACCTCAGTAGGCACTTATTATATATAGAGTAATCGCTATGTAGTTTATACAGACCCACAATTCCACTTGCGTAGTGCAAGAGCTTTGCGAGTTAGCTTGCCATCTTTTTTTAAAGGTCCTTTTACTTTTGACATTCTGGCACAAAAAGATTTTCTTCTTGCTTTCTGTCTAGGTGAAAGTCCACTTGTTTTAGTAACAGGAGGTTTTAAATTACCACCTGTTGCTTCATTGTATTTTCTCCGACCTCTAGGAGTAAGACCACCTGTGGGGTCTTTATCCTTTTTAGTCATTGATACAGACATAAAAAATGTAAGCTATTTAAAATATAACACTATTACGCAATCTTTAAACTACTGCGATTATTCTTTTTACGTTTATGACTATATGTAATTCTTGTAGGTCCTTTCTTTTCTTGTTTAAATTTTCTTGTTTCTCCGCTAGTCATTTCTGTTGTAGTTTTAGGAGTCTTACTACTTACTCTTTTTGTAGGTCTGCAAGCAGGGTAGCCTCTACGCTTTTCTCCTTTTTGTCGGCCACAAGGTTTACCTGTTTTTACGTCAACCCATTTCTCGTCAAACCATCTGCGTAAACTCATTTGCCTACTTGTCTTTGTGCAACAGCATGTGCCTGTTTAAATGTTTTACCTTCACGCATTAGTTTCTTCATCATATCCATGTGTTTTTTAGAATGATGTTTAGAATGTTTGGCTAGGGTTTCTGCTTGTTTAAGTGTAAGCTTTACCATTTTTCTTTTTGTTTTTAGTGTTTTTAGTGTTTTTAGACAAGATCATAAAATCTTCTCTACTGATTTTGCCATCTTTGTTAGCATCAATTTTTTTTTGATTTCCTCTTAAAGGCATGATTAAGCAATTTTCAATGATTTTCTTGTGTAGCCACTAGCAACTTTTTTTTTGCCACCAGCCTTCACTTGTCCTTTACAAACTCTAACAGCATAAGCATTAGCGTAAGCAGAGGGATAAACCTTATACTTACGCTTTGCTGCTGCTTTACCTCTCGCACATAACTTAGCCATTACCTACACCAAAGACGTTAGAGCCTTCATATCGAGCATATACGCTTTGTGTATATGCTACATCTTTACCGTAACGTGGGTCACTAACAGCAGCTTCTACTTCTGCTGCTGATTGGAAAGGTCTTGGACCGCTTGATGCTGGCTTTCCTGTAATTAAATCTGGTTCAGTTCCCATAGCTCTTGTGTATTGTTGATAGAGACCTTGCACCATAAATTTTAATTGTGGTGCGGTCATAGTTTTAGTTGCTTCATTAAAATCTTTTATCTCACCTTTTGGTAAATTCTCCATAGCCCAACTAACCATTTTGGCATAGTTATCATCACCGCCTATAGATTCTCTAATACTTATTACTTCTGCTTCTGCTAGTTCTTCTTCTGCTTCACCTGCTTCACCATAACCCATTTCTGCTGCTCTACCTGTTAGGTAAGAATCAACAGCTCCTTTACTTAATCCAGCATCTAATAAAGATTGATACATTTCTTCTGGTATCTCACCTTCATTCTTATGAAACTCTGCACTAATTTTGTATGGGTCAATTTGTGCTTCTTTAAAAATATTACCTAAAGTTTCACCGTAAGCTTCATTAACAGATTCATAATTAACAGACCCATCTTCTAAATAAAAATCTTCATAACCTTCTGGTATTCCAGTTTCACTTTCGCTTTCTGTTTCAGCTACATCTTCTTCTGTTACCGTTCCAAGCTTACCTTCAAGTTCTTTATAGCTATTAGCAAGTTCTTCTACATTTCTAAACTTACCAAGTATAAGACCATTTTCATCTGTCTCATTTTCAGCTAAAGTTTTTAAATCTTCTTGAGACATTGGCGGTGTCTCAGAGACATTAAGTTGTGATGAAGTCATAGTGGTTTTCTTTTAACTATAGTGAATTGTACTGCCATGTCTAGT